CGTCGTGCTGCTCTTCCCCGTTGGGATTAACATAGAACGTAGAAAACAGAACCTTACCAGAATTTTCCATGCCAGTAAGGAAGTTGATGATTTTCTCCTTCTCCTCCACTACCCTTTCAATCTGCTTTTTGCGGTCGGTAATACCTTCGGATTTGAAGATACCGTCCCAGAAGCGATTGGCAATCTCGATGTGGTACTTGATAGGCGCAGAGTTCTTTAACTTGGCTTCCTTAGCTATACCAATGAGAGATTTGATGTTGTACCACTTACCGAGGAACAAAGAAGCAAAGTATGGTATCGGGTAAATCGTGTTATCAGGCGTAGGTATACGGCTGACGATGGCAAACTTGCGAGTAGAAGTCTTAGGCTTCTTACCTTTGTAAATCTGCATACGCTCCTTGAGGTCGGACCAAGGAGAATGTTGGTCGAGGAGTTCGATCTTCTCAACCTGGTCTTTAGAGGTGATAGACTTACGCCAGTTGGCATAGAGAATATAAGGAATAGTACCGTCTTTCTTAGGAGGTGCGAAACGACAGTAGCAGACTTCCTTGCGGAGAATGCGAACGATTCGGGAGCAGTCGCTGTTGAGGATAATAACGGAAACGGCAAAAGCGAAATACTTGAAGTCCTGGCATACGCCAAGGAAATAAGATGCGAGGTCGTTGTCCATCAGATATTCCTCCACTTCCTCACGAACATCGTGTGTTGCATCTTTAGTGTCATAAACCAGGCCAGAACCATAGCAGACCTCGGCGTTGAACACCTGACAGGTGGAAAGTGTTTCGTCGCGCTCGAAAAGGTCCATGATTTTGTAAGGCATCTGATTATCAGCCCCCCAGGGCATATACTCATAGCCTTCAACTATTTTTAATGGAATGACATCCACCTGATCACGGAATACCTCTGCAGAGCTGACAGTAAAGGCTGCGCTGGCGTTGAGATTGGGGATTTCCTCTACGGAATTGAATGATAGAGATTGCATTTTCATTGGCATTTTTGATTTTTGTGGCAAAGATATATTATGGTGACCGACTATGAAAAGACACAAAAAAGATGGCTATCTTCACAGACAGCCATCTCAATCATAAACTTTTTTCCACTTAAAGAACAGGTATAATACCTGTCTTATTGAAAACTAGCCTTCACAGGTGTGTATTCAAAAGAAATTAATGGATAACAAGGCGCTTTCACGCCTTTTCTTTCTATATTGCATGCAAAAGTACCAATAATTTGGGAATTGACCAAACTATTTAATAAAAATGTGGCCTCCTTATTTAGGGGGCCACGTGAATTATTTAAGTACTTATACCATGTAGTCTACATGGCTGCGGATGATGTGCCCTTCTCAGGTGACATATCCGTATTTCAAATCTCTATTGACGGAGGGATACAAAAAGTGGACTTGCGTATCCCATAATCTCTGTACCTAGGCTCTGGAACGCCGTAATGTAAAGACTATGAGACGACAAGCCCACGTATATACGTGAACCTTCGTACTCCGTCTTGTACATTAATTGAATTTTCCAGATTCAGGTACACAAGACAGAAGCGCGTCAGCTTCGTTTTCCAATAAGTAATCTGCATCTGCCTTGGCTTTTGCAGAATGATAGTGCAGGCCTTTGCCAAACATTTTTCACGCTGCAAAGATACGAAAATCTTTTGAAACAAAGATGATTTCATACAAAAATCTGTTTTTGTGAACGGTATGGCAGTCAGAGAAAGACTTCCATGCCGTTGAGCTGGAAAATGCAACATTCATGTGTGGCTCGGATTTGATTCGAGCTTAAGAGCTTGAACTTACGGATACCTCGATAGTGGTCGTACTTAATACATATGCAATTACGCCACGTCTGGACTTCACCTTTGGCAGTCCAGATCGAGATATCTACTGGGTCGGGGCGATTCAAGATGAGTCGGGCTGTGGAAATGTGGATACTATTCATATACAAAGGGGATTATAACCATTCCGTCTGGTCATTATATTCGTACGTGAACTTCAAGCGGATTGGAGTCGAGATATTGTCTGTAATTTCGGGGGTGCAGTCGGTAATGATTACTGGAGCATATGTATCACCAGCAACGCATCGAGTGATACTGCGGGAAGTAAGGAGCTGAATCAGATGCCGGGCTTCGTCGTATGTCAGCGGTGCCGTCTCCACTTCGTGTTTGACTCTCATCGTCACGTCGTAGAAACTCGTAATTCGACCTTGTACAGCTTCTGAGCGGGATATATCAGTCTTTGTAGTAGTGGCGCCAAAAAGGCAAACGGTCTCCATCAGATTAAAGTTATTCAGGAACTGGAATGTGTCGGAAGGAGCGTCGGAAGTGAAATATATATCGAATACACGGGGACTGGTACAAAAGTATACATGTAATACTGTAGCATTAAAAATGTTCTTGCTCTCCAATATAGCCTGGAAATCGGAGTAATCAGCACTAACAGACAGAATATCCTGCTTTTCGGATAGCTTGCTATTGAAATCGTAACGAAGTGACAACAGCTGGCCAGGAGCATAACTGGGATAGTAATAGATGATGCAATAGTTGGAACATTGCTCATACGCCTTGCTGAAAACATGCAAGGAGAATGGACATGATCGGGACAAGAGTGCACTCTTTCGTGTGGAAAGGAAGTGCTTAGTCAAAAAAACTTCAGATGTAGTGGACGACTTCAGTTCTGAGTACACGACTTTGATTTCTCCAGAAGATTTGGTGTAACTTTCCAAATCTTTAACGGAGAAAACAAAAGTAGCTATGGCCAGCCCCATCTGTTGCATAGCTGATTCAACAATTGAACGAACGTCGCGAAAATATACCATCTGAGCATACGGATAGTAGTCGGACTTGAAAACCTCGGTATCATCGACTTTTATAGTGACCGTAACTTGCGGCGTGAGTGTTTCTATCTCTACCTCGTCGGGCAGATGTGATGTGAGGTAGAGTGAATCGAATGATGTGTTGATTATAGTGGACATATCTTTTTTGTTGCAAAGATACTCCGTATTGTATCTTGCTAAAAAGACAAAAATTATTAAATGTATATAATGCTATCCGGATTGTTTTATCGCCTGATTTTCTCAGGATATTTAACATTATTCATAATGTAATAGATTATAAATTATGTAATTTTGTCACCGATGAAACTGCTTTTATGTTTGGGATTTAGAGTTGTATAATTTGCTAGTTAGGTATTTACGTAGAAAAAAGGCTCGTTGTGAAACGAGCCTTTTTTGCTATTTATTTCCTTATTTACTTGTTTCATTCAGAGTAAATTCTTATATTTGCAAGCGAACAGCAACTGCGAAACCCTTGACGGAATACCACTCTCAAGAGAGGATGACTGGAACTGTGAGGACAGGCGCTTAACGCACATCTCCAGGAAAGGAAATATTCCTATGATTCGCCACATTCTCTCTTCATGCTCACGTAAGGAGAATAAGATCATTCTTATTCTCCTTTTACTATCTATAAGATAGCCCTCACTTAAGTGAAGGCTATCAATTCCTGCTGAGCTGCAGGCTGCATTGAGATAACTTTTGGCTCTGACTTCTTGCGAGACTTGCGGGCCTTCTTTGGCTCCTGCTCCAGGACTGCATCAACGCTGTGACTCTCCACGAACTCCTGAGCGACCTCGGCCAGCTTCTCTTTATTAGCATCGGCTTCCTTGGCCTTTTGCTCTGCGATACACTCCGAGAGCTTCTTCAGGCTTGCATCATCAATCATTACTCCAGTGCGCTTCTTCAAGAGGAATGCAAAACGCATAGCTTTGTAGGCACTTTTGCAAAAACCTTCGGGCTTCTCTTCGCCAGTGATGGCCACTGCCCAAACATTGTTCTCACTATTGTTCGACTTCACGATTGAAATGATAATGTACTTAGCTTCCATAATTCTGAAATTTTTAAATGATTATACTTATTATTAATTTAAATCTTATACACCTCGACGAATGTAATATCTGCCATCAGATCCATAGCCATATTCTCTGCTATCTCTGTAGCTTTAGCGAATGTATCCGCTTCTACTTCGTACTCATAGTACTCTCCTTCCTCGCAATTGATAACTACATTGTAGATATTGCCTGGATAATAGCGC